CGGAGACCCTGAACAGTGCCTCGGTGAGTTTACTACCTAAACAGTAGTAATCGCTGTCTATCGTAGCAACTGGTGGCTTAGGAACGCCTATGCCTCCCTAAATGTGGAGCTAGTATGAACCGAAAGTCCAAATCCAGGCAAATGTGGTGGAAGCGTGACCAGATGTCGAATCTGGCTGCTCTTTACACTAGCCTTTCTGAGGACCTTAGCAACTATTTACCTGCAGCAGAAGATGTTGTTGGTGAGTACACGCCTGTCAACGTTCAAGTCGCGGCCGCTGTGTTACAGCAGTCCTCTTTACTCAAGAAATATGAGTACGAGGCTCCAGCTGAAGCTAATGCGAAAGCACTTGAGAAGTTCTTGCAAGTCAATGAGGCTTGCGGGAAGTACACGTTGAAAGTTGAGAGTGATGAAGATAACCTTCTTGTGGGCGAACTAAAAAGCGCGCTGCACAGGTTCTTCTTTCACGGGAGTACTGCGATCATCGAGACTCTGAGTCAAGTTCTTGACTTTGGTAAAGTTGGTCCTGGTACCTCTATAGGAGCAAACGGTAACGACTTCTATTCGAAGTTGTTTTCGTCCTGTCTCTCAACTACGTCCAAAGGTCTGTACATTGCGTACAGAAGCTATATCGAGACGTTGCCCAATTGGCAAGACGCGGATGATTACCGCTTGGATGCCTACGGTGACATCGAGATAGTTAGAGGTAACAAACTTACCTTCGTTCCGAAGAACGTTGACATCTCACGGACCATCTGCATAGAACCCTCACTGAACATGTTTTTTCAGCTTGGGGTAAAGCAGATACTTGAAAGACGAATAGAAAGACTCTTCGGAGTCGATTTTGCCGTCCAACAAGAGAAGAACCGTGACCTGGCTCAGCTCGCTAGCATGTTCGATGGTCAGTGGTCAACCATTGATTTGTCGTCTGCTAGTGACTCAATGTCAAATCTGATGCTTGAACAAGTACTCCCACGCGAATTCTTCGCTTGGTTGCAACTATTCAGGTCTCCGGAAATGACGTTGCCCGATGGAAGCCAGCTGAAGCTCAACATGGTCTCAACAATGGGGAACGGTTTTACGTTTCCCTTGCAGACTCTGTTGTTCCTATGTGTCGTTTATTCTGCTCATAAAGTCGCCGGGTTACCTTTTCTAAGGCCTTATGGCCGAAAGCTAGGTAATTTTGGAGTTTATGGAGATGATATCATCTGTAGGAGTGAAGTCACTCCTAAGGTGCTAAGACTCCTCGAGCTCCTCGGCTTCAATGTGAACGCAGATAAGTCCTTCTTTCAGGGACCGTTCCGCGAATCCTGTGGCGGTGATTTTTACAAAGGTCACCACGTGAGAGCCGTATATATAAAACGGTTGTTATGTACACAGGACGCATATGTCGCCATTAATATGCTAAACCAATGGACGGCTCGTGTAGGTATTTACCTACCGAAAACCGTACATTTTCTTATAGGTCTAGTACAGAGGGCCGAAAGGCCTTTACTTGTACCAATCTATGAGAACTCGGATGCAGGGTTGAGATGCTATAGACGTCATCTTGAAAACATTGTCTTAGACCCCCATGTACGCTCTATTAAATATAGACGACATGCAATTAAGGGTCGAAACATTACGTTCAGAGAGGACGGCTGCATCTTAGCTCCCGAAGGTTTAGGGGAAAAGCTCGTATACAACTCTTCTGGGTTGTTAGTGAGCCTACTCAGTGGCGCTATAACCGGTGGTAAGATAGCAGTTAGGCATAACTTTCCTATCTACCGGACGGAGAGCCGCATAGCCCCATTCTGGGACTATGAAGGCGGGTTGGCCGACTTTGCATCGGCTTACTACTGCATGCCTTTGGGAAAGGCTGTCAGTATAAACACAGGTCTTTGACCTGTTGGACGGTCTGTGCTCCGTAAGGAGCACGGGCCCACTCTAATAAGAGTGAGAGGGG